CCTAAAAAAGCCTGTTAGCTTGGCTTTCATGATGATCAGGTGGTTTGCTGTCTCAACCAAGCCCTGCACTAAGCCCTCGAAACCTTTGACTGCCGCTATCATGCCGCCGACTGCATCTTTAGCGAGGACTTGTGCAAAAGCCTGCACGCCGCCTTTAGTTTGGTCAAAAGCCTTAGAAACTTTGTTTGTTAGTAGGTCAGCGAGCGCAGATATGGCTGGCGCTAAAGCGGCGACGGTCTGTTTAACAAGTCCGCCAAACAATGACTGCAAACGGAACAGCGCGTCATTTGCGTCCTCAACGCCTTTTGCCGCATTTGCCGACATCACAACGCCAAGGGTACGCGCTTCACCTAATAGCTCTGATAAACCATCACGACCTAAAGCAAGAGTGTTTACGAGTGCGGCACCTTCGGAGTCAAACAGCTTGAACGCAATTTTTAAAGGATTTACACCCCGAGCTTCAGCATCAGCAAAAGCGTCAGCAAGTGTCAGCATCTGCTCGTCTAGCGGTAACTCTGTTAGCTTGCGAGCATCCAGCCTAAGCTCACGCAATGCGCCCTGAGCCTCGCCTGTGCCAACCGCCGCCTCTGCCGCTCTACGAGTAAACCGCTGTAGCGCCATGTTCATCGTGTTGACTTCGACGCCAGTTAGTTGCCCCGCATATTGCAGGGCGCTTAGGGCTTCGGTAGTCGTGCCTATCCTCCCTGCTGTTTTGGCTAGGGCATCTGTGGCTTTTAGTGAGTTAGATATGAGCAGACCAAGACCGCCAGCACCGACAGCGGCAACTAGGGCAGTCTTAAAGTTAAAGAAGACTTTAGAGAGTTTACCGAAGGCGGCTTTGATACCGCGCAAGGCTTTCTGCGTTTGGTCAAACGCCTTGATTACTATGCTTACAGTTTCAGTCGCCATCTTTAGACTCGCTCATTATCTTGAAGTAAGCGAGCCACTCTTGAAACTCATTGACCGAAATCTGCTCGACTTCTTCGATAGTCTTGTGTAACCGATCAGCCAAGGCAATGAGATTCATCCTAGACTGATCGGCCTTTAGTTTTTTTCGACGTCCTCAAATGCCTCGATAGTGCCGAACATCTCATTGGCAATACCAGACACAACGGTCGTCTCTTCCCCCATCAAATCGAGTCTGTCCTCGGCAGAGCTAAACAGCTTTTCGCCGTCTTTGCTTTCTGCCTTCATGACAATCAGATCGACCATTGCCGCGATGCTTGGGTTCTGCATCACTTGCGGATGTCGCTTCTGCAACTCGTTTAGGTCATAGCAAGTCAGTGGGCGACAAAACAGAGCGAACGGCCCTGACTCATCTGCCCACTCTTCGACCTCGATCTTACGGCGGGACTGCTTACGTCTCGCTCGTAATTCCTTAGCCAGACCCATTAGTTAGACTGCTCAGTGATCGCGCCTGATACCTGCACAGAGAATGACGCTTCTACGAGGCCGTCATACGATGCAGAGATAGTCTTTGCAGTAACGATGCCAGCGCCTTCGTAATACTTCTCGCCTGCGCCTGTTCCTGTTGGGTGTATTTCCCAATCAATCGCGGCACCAGAATCAAGTACAAGATGCTGAGCATCGGCGTCATCCCAAAGCGCGTCAATAGTCAAGGTCGCGTCCTTTAGGCTGGACAGGTAAGACTTTACCGAATCGCCCATTACAGTGTCTTCGATAGTGTCCGCAGTCTCGTCGATGCTGTACGAACGTACTTCACCTACAACCGCAACTGATCCACCAGAAGCGGCAATCTTTACGGAACCGCTTGAGCCTTTATTTGTAGCCATGAATTTTCTCCCTTACGCGTCGCCGCGTGTGTATTGATAAAGAATCTGAACGGTGACAATGACGCCGCCAATAGGGTCTATTGTACCATCATCCACCTCAACGCTAATAACTTGCGTATCAATAGCGTGACCGCCACGCGTTCTATCCTCGTCGAGCTTTTCGTCGATAGCCTCTGCAAGCTGATTGCGGGCTGTGTCGATGTTCTTGTGCTTCACAAAGCAAACTAGTTCGTAGTCAATCGTTCCGTGTCTGCTAGTGGAACTGCCGCCCATGCTGGCGTCTTCGCGTGTCTCGTTTGCTGTCCTGACTAAAATGGCAGGGAATTGCGCGTTAGATAGCTTGTCAAAGTCAAAAGGCTCGCGTGTCACCTTCTTGACGTTGGGGCTGGAGATAGCAGTCAATGCCGTCACAATATTGGCGGCAATGTTTTCTCTTACGCTCATATCTTCAGACCCCTAAAGTAAACGTCGCGTATAGCTCTTGTGTCGCCTCTGTTCAAGCCAAAGAACTTACGAGTACGGTTATTAAGTGCCGCCTTCTTAGACTCTGCTCTACTGCTAAAAAAGATCAGCCCGTCTTGCCCTTGTAGCCCAGAGGTCATGGCTCCGCGCATCCTGCCTGTGAAGATCAGCTTTACCTTGTCAGTGTCCCTGCCCTTGCTTTTACGGAAGCCCTTGTAGGCATCTGAGTATGGGCGGAATGGTTGCTCGTTTACATCAAGACCAAGGCTTGTGCGCTTGTTGATTCTATTGACGCCCTCTGCCGCCGCTCGGCGCATCGCTCGCTTGTGGTTCTGCGTAAACGTGCGCCCGAGCTTCTCGACCATCTTACGAAGGTCACGCGGCTTAGTGTCAATGTTGACCTTTATCATCTGTTAAGCCGATTAAGAGCGACAGGCTCTTTCTCTTTGTCAGTGACAGTGCCGTCGTCGTCTGCATCGTACTCGACACCATCTTGAAATACTGCGTCTAACTCTTCACCGTAACGCGCCTTGTAGAAGTCGATCATCTGCAAGAAGCGGTCGTCGTCTACCCAGTTGGTTAGCTGTGGCAATACGTACTTCCACAATACGAGGTAAGCCGCAGAGCGTGTCCACTGCGAGTCGGTCAGATAAGTTACGTCCATCTCGCCAGCTATGCCCTTACGGTGCCACCATCGGTTACGAATCTCGCGCTCAATATCTGCCTGCGCTCGTCCGTGTTCATCCGAAAAGCTAGTGATGCCGAACTCTAAGATATCAGGCACTAACTCTGTTAAATTGCTGTCGTCACTAAATGCCATGTCATCACCACTTTACACGCGCCGACCAATAGACTGGATCTAATGGCGTTGCGTTCTTTAGGTTGTCACCGTGTCTAGCGTACCAAGCCGCTCGCATGGCCTTGTCGCGGGCTGACTCCCCATCACGTGGCGGGTAAGTCTTCGCGCCTTGTGCGCCAAATCTAACAAGCTTGATAGCACCTTTGTAGCGAGCTAGAACCGCATGAGACTTGTTCGGATGTCGTGGCGTGCGCTTTGCCACGTTGTAATCCTCGAACCTCTCACCTCGGTAATTGATCGCCATATAATCCTCAGAGTAAAGCGGCCCCGAAGGGCCGCATACATCTTAAAGTGCCGCGTCAAACAGCATCTCAACACCGTAGCTGTCATCAAGCTCGCCAACGCCGTAGACGGCAGTAGCATTAAGCTCGAATGCACGATTAGATGCGTCACGCTCAGTCTCGAGGTTAAAGTCACGCTTCATAGCGATGCACATAGCTTCGCGAGTAAAGACACAACCCTTGGCATCGTCAGAGCCATCAACTGTGATGTTAGCTGACTGGTACACTTCGATACCGCCGACAGAGCCTACAAAACCGTTGCGCATTGCTTCGTTCTGCAAGTCACCACCGTTAGGGTTAGCGAAGGTGTTAGTCAGGTTAGCTGACAACTGATAAGCGTGGAATGGGTGAACAACTGCGTATACAGGGCCGAGTGCCTTGTTAGCTCGCAGAGTCGCCGCCGCCTTGAACAAATCAGCTACAGTGATTTCCTGACCTGCCGCACCAAGTGAAGCAGAGAAGCCATCAAACAGAGCGATGATGTCCTTGTCCATCTTAGTAGCGATAGAGTTACCCAATACAGTGCCAAGCTCTTGAGCAGGGTTGCCCGCGCCCATTGCCGCCATGTCAGTTAGCAATACCTGCGCACCAACTTCTCCGACAGTAACAGTGACGCCAGACGTGCTGACAGTGCTTGAAGACATATCAGTGCCTTCGGTCAAGTCAGCCGCAGTGACTGCTGGGTACTTAGGTACTTGGATAGTTGTACCAGCTACATTACCGATGTCGTAGCGAGTGATAAGGCCAGCCATGAGCGATTGCTCCTCGGCTGTGAAACGTGCCTGCATGATGATGTTTGCAAACAGATCGTCAAGTGTTGAACTAGTAGTAGCCGCCATGATTGAAATCTCCTGTGTTTAGCGGTTTATTTCTTAGCTAACATCATGGCTCGGTAAGCCTCTTTGCCACCGTTATGCCAGTTAGCTTCCATTTCTACCGCCGACATAGGTTTCGACGTGGAACCACCTACCGACCCTTGTGATCCTGCGCCACCTGCTGACGCCTTCACAAAGTGCGGGTTCGTTGTCAAGAAATCACCGACTAGCTCATCAACGGTTAAGAGGTCGCCTTTGTCGTTGTAGCGTGGCGTTCCGTTCGCATCGTAAACTTCTGCGGTGCCGTCTTCAGACAGCCGAACCGAGCCACGTAGCAACTGACTAACTTGCTCTGCCGAGACTGCATTGTTTCGGCTTGCCGCTGACAGTAGCGCCCCATCAACCAATTGGCTTTCAAGGCGTTGCTTGTACGTCATGATTTCCTGATCTTTCTTCTCAACGGTCTGCTTTAGAATTGACTCGAACTCGCCGCGCTCTTTCTGCTTCTCAATTTCAGCTTCTTGCTGACGTTGTAGAAGCGACTTAGCCTCGTCGATGTCGATACCGTCTAGCCTCTTTTCGTATTGTCGCTTAGTGCGAGCAACACGATCAGCCACTATTCGGTCCAACTCCTCTTGCGTGAACGTCTTTGAATCCTGAACTTCTGGTGTTTCCACTGCGGCTTCAGTTACCGCGTCTGCCATGATTTCA